AGTTAGTCGAATCACCTGTTGAGAGCAAGCCTGTGAACGTACAGTTACTGTCAATCGTAATCTTCTCTTTAGCTATTGGCACGTCACCAGAGGCATAACTGACAGCGTTATCACACCACGCTACATAAGCTGGGGCAGTTCCGTTTGATGTCATGAGGTTCCAGTTGTTTGACCCAGCACCTTGTGTTATCTCAAATCGCCAGATACCAGCAGTTGTGTTGACTGCGTAAGGAGTTCCGAATTGAAACGGTGTTATCCAAGTAGCTTGTGAGGTGTTAGCGGTAGAGTTTGAAATCTCCGCAGCCGTCAAAGTCTTGCTTGCTCGGTCAGTCCATACCGCTGCAACAAGTTCTTGGAGTTTAACGGTCACTGATTTTGTCACATGGCTGTTTGCTGCGAGAGGGATAATCAAGCCCTGTGCGTTGCCTGCGTTCGCAAAGGTGACTGCTATCGTTCTGGTACTTGATAACGCCAGCACAGTCGTTGAGAACATGCTTAGGTTATAAGCCTCGGCTCGATAGAACCCACTAGCTGTTGCGAGCGTGGTTGCCCCGTTTGATACGATAACTGCCATTAGATAGTCTCCTCATACGCATCACACACAGCTTGAGCGAGTGCGGTTAGTTCTATTTTGCCGTCACCAACTTCACCACTAGTTGCTAAGTCTGATACAACAATCTCACTACCGTTGCTCATATCCCAGGTAATACTTGGTTGCATAGTAGGATCGTCTAGATTGTGGTATCTGCGGTTTATAGGTTTCATTAGAAGGTTGCCCCTCTCGTACCCCAAGTCGGTGAACCACTAGGGCCAAGTATTTCTGATTGATAAACCGTCGTATAACTACCCGTTCCTTTGGTATAACTAAAGACTTTAGTGGTGAGGTTTTTACGCATAACGTAGTAGTTGGTGTCGTCATTTTCAAAGAAGAAGTACTTGTATGTACCATCATCTGAGATAGCTTGGATGCCGTAAGCATCTGTAGTTTTCCCTGACGATGCCGAGCCACCAGGTTGCGTCATTCGCTGCCAATCTGCACCATCCCAGACGTAGTTAGCAGTACGTTTTGCTTGGATATTATCACCAGTATCATCTGGGCCAATATGTTCAGCTCTAGCTATTCGTGGAAGCGTCTGTCCGCCATCGTTAGCCATTTATCAATACTCCCTGTTCCTGCTCAATGCGAGAACGTTTTTGGTCAAGTTTAAGCCACTGGTACATCTTGTACCGTGCGTTATCGGTGTGATTCAACCCGAGCATACGTTTCAGGTCGTTTATCTTAGCTACAACTACTGGGTAATCTTTACTGCCTACTTGGTCTGCAATCGCTTCGTAAATATAGGTTAGCTGTTGTCTTGCGGTTTGGTCGCCCTCTTTATAGTTCTCACCAAAATGTTGCATCAGTTTATACTGGGTCATTTCGTCGAGGTCATAATGTACCTGTACCAAACTTGGGTCGCTAACAGTGGGTGCAGCTGGTGTGTGTTCAGCTGTTGCTGGTATGTTCTGTTTCAGTGTTTCTTGGATTTGGGTTTCGTCAGGCATACGCAACCTCTGGTGTTTTGTTATGTTTCCTTAGATTGCACACTGGATGTGTCAACTGTAGGTTGTCAGGGGTGTGGCTTCCGCCCTTTGATAACCTGTGCATTTTCTGTAACTCTTTAACTCGTTCTGGATTACGGCTAGCCCACTTTTTGTAAGCAAGAGTGGTGGCACGTCTACCCTTTGGTGTGCTTCTATACGCAGCAACTCTTTTCGCATCACAAGATCGGCAGTAGTACCTATTGGTATGAGTTTCTGTTTTGCACTTACTGCACTTTATTTGTAGGCTTTTTGTCTTGTTCATTTTTATGATTTCTTCCTATCCGTTCGATTATAACACCGTCTTGTGGTTCTAGGTAGCCGAAGACATCAATCACTATTGACCCTCTAGGGAACCTGATTTCTTTGTATCGTTCATGTTGGGTGGCAATAAAGTAAACGGCTGGGTGTAGAATGCCGTCTGGTACGTCTTCGTAGTGCTGGAATGGGTAGCCGTAGTCATCTTTGAGTATGTTAGCCATTAACACCGCTGGCGAACCAGTCTCGATATTAGTCTCTGGCTTAAAGCTCTTACCAAGTAGCACAAGTGGCAATTCGGCTTCGATGCTGGCTTTCATGGCAAGTCTAGCATGCCAATCTTCGTAGTCTTCCCTAGCTTTCATCAAATCTTCCCATATATTATGGCTCACACCAACCTCACTAGCTAACCAAGACAATGCTATGTTGTCCCTAGGGTGACAGCCACCACCATCTGATTTACCAGCGTTAGTGTATCGTGGACTCCATAGCCTTCTACCAGATACGTCCCACGCTCGCTTAATAGCATCGAAGTCCATACCAGTACGTTCAGCCATCTCTCCCCACGCATTAGCTATTACAGTCTTTGCTGTGATCCAAGTGTTATACGATACCTTGATACCTTCAGCTGTGGTAATATCGGTGCGGATGTTGGGGGCGTTGTTTATGGTTGCATAAAAACGTTCCAGCTGGTCGGCAGCCTCTTCGCTCTCAACTCCTATTAAGTTGAACTCTGGGTTTAACACATCTTCAACAACTTGGCCCATCGCTATAAACATTGGTTGGTAGGCCAACTTAACGTGTGGGTTCAACAACGGCTTTATCTCTCTTTCTACCGTGCCTGGGAGAGCAGTTGAGATTATTGACACTATCGTGTCTTTTTTTTGTCTCTCTACTTCTTCAGCTAGTGCACTAACCCCCAATTTTAAGTGGGTATAGTCAAAGTCGGCCCTGGTCTCTGGCAGTCTAGTCACCCCTTCGTATAGTGGATCGTGCGGAGTCTGGATTGGTACGAATATTATCTCACTCTCTGCTACGAGCTCTCCGAGTGTGCGTACCATAGTCACATCGTATTTGCTCATCAGCTCTGGTAAGTTAGCCTCTTGATGTGGGTACTGGCCATTTTCTACATACTCGTAAGGTAGTGGGCTTATATCGTAACCAAAGACTTCATGGCCTTGAGATGCGAAAGTATAAGCGGTTGGCAAGCCCAGCTTACCCATACCGTTAAAACCTATCTTCACAGCGTTCCCCCGTTTACGTGTTTCTTCCAGTTACAGTTGCAGCATAGTATCTGGTAGTCTTTCGGATAACCTGCGTCAATTATGGACTTATACTGGCTGTATTTGCCTTTGTGTGTTTTTCTATGTACGTTGCCATCGTTGTTAACGTGGTCTACGACCAATACATCATCGTCATCTATAAAACAAACGTATTGACCAACTGCTTCGTCTACCAGTGCCTGACGTATATCGCCAAGTGGTAACTCACCGTTATTGAAGTAGGCTATGATCTCAACATCATCATTTGCCTGAGACACTAGCTTGTCAACCAACGCTGTAAAACGATCTTTTCGCTCTCCAAGTGTAGCTATTAGAATAGATAACTTAGTCACTGAAGCTCTCCATGAACTTCACAAGGGCTTCTCTTTTTTGATCCATCTCTTTTTTGAACCACGGGCTATTGTAAGCATCTTGTGGATGTTCTCTTGCGTGGCGGTCTAATCTATCCTGAGTGTTCTGATCTATCTCCATTTTGCCCAAGCTGTAGTGCATGTGCTCTGTGAGGATCGGTATTGAGTGGTGTCTACCAACCTTACGCCCGATCTCATTTAAGAAGGTATCGTTGTAATCACTAACAAAGTACGGTGGTACGAAGTAGCCAACAGCCTCTACCCAGTTTCTGTGCACGAACCCGTGGGTGCCAAAGTCATTTTTGTTGCTTTCACTACTACCGTCGTCACCAAAGACAAACAGTATCTTATCTTCGTGAGCATCAAAAGCTTCTCGTACCACATCATCCCAGCCCTCAGTTCTGAAGATAATGTCATCACCACAGTGCATGAATATGTCTCCACGTGCTGCATCTGCCGTAGCGTTCCACATCTCGCTCAGTACAACACGCTGTCCACTTACTCTAGTGGTATTATAAAGGTTCAAACCGTTATACGAGTCATCGTCATCATCCACATAATACACAACCTCTACATTCCCTGGGTGATTAGCCAGTGACATAGCTGAAGTATACATTCTTACAAACATTTCACGTCGTTGACGTGTCGGAACTAAGATTGAAATTCCGTTGACCATTGTTTTGCTACACCCTCCCAAGATTGTGTTCTTGCCCAGCTCATCATGGCTGGTCTTACTTTTTCTTGCTCTTCTGGGTGTTGTAACCACCATATAAGAGACTCTTTGTATTTCTCTAGGTCTGCATCATCAAACTCACCAAATTCTTGTTTATGTCCAAACTGAACGGTCTCATTAAGTGCTGCGGTAGTTGAGCTGACTGGTACTGCACCAGAAGCTTGTGACTTAATAGCGGTAATACAGTATATTTCAGGGAATGGACATGGATAAGCCCACAGGCCACTTCTGAAGCCTTCTCTGACTATTTCTTCTTGATCTGCCTTGCCGTGGTCGGTTACACCATCTAGTTTTTCAGCTTTAGCCATCATATCGTCCATCCACTTCATACGTTCTGGGTTGCCCTTGTGAACAGCATCATAGCTCTGTCTACCGTAGTAAACATCAAGCGTAGCATCTGGTACGGCTCTCTTCACCTCTGGCCATATCTCGTATAGGTAGGCTAGACCACGAACGTGCGAGCTGGCATACAATATCTTGTGTGGATCACGCTCTAATTTACCGTCGTAGGCCTCGAATTCTTCTGGGTCGATACCGTTACCACTCATTAGGACTTTCTCTTCGGGTATCATTGGGAATAGTGAACGGTGGTACTTACTGAGTAAGATACACTTGGTAAAGTTAGCGATTCGCTCTGGGGTGAACTCGCCCTCTTCCATAACGTCATGTAGCCATAGGTACGACTTACGAGCTTTTATTTTCTTATCAAAGATAAACGGAGCTCGCCACGCTACGAATATGTCAAATTCGTCATCGAGGTTGCAGTCCCAGTAGTTTCGCCACATAACGCCATGCTCATCTAAGCCCGTGTCTATGCCTGGTTTAGCAAAGACTACTACTTTCCAGCCCTGCTTTGTAAGCTGTCTACTAAGGCGTATAACTGCTTCTTCTGAGCCACCGATACCTTCTTTAAGACTCCATGGCCCCCAAGCATCTAGTGCGGTGTCGCCCGTCATAATAGCTATAGACTTCTTTGGCCACTTAAAGCTCTTGTTCTCTTTGCGTAGTGCTGCGACTACTACGTTATCGGCAAGGTGTTCTGGTATTGAATCAAGGACTTTCTGGGCTTTTGCCTTCTGTCCCTTATCCTTCAACCTCTTAAACTTAGATACATAACGCTCTAGTTCAGTCTTATCACGCTCGACATTTTCTACCATGTCGCAGTAAGCTTGCACGTTCTGGTCGTTCTTCTTATACTTGCGAGCCTTCTTAGCATACTTAGCAGCGTTTTCAAGGTTATTACCGCCCATACTTAGGTATGCTTCAGCTAGTAGCAAGTAAGTCCTGAATGTATAGCTCATTGGGTTACGTTCCAGTGTAGTGAGGTCTTTCTTCATCTTCTCAACACTTGTCAGCCAGTGAACGGCTTTACCATACTGTTTCATATCGAGCTCTAGGCTACCCATAGCTACTCTTGGCTCTGGGTTATCTGGATCTTCTCCAATCGACATCATAAGGTGCTGTTTGGCACTGGCTCTATCGCCCTCTTCAAAATATATCTGTCCAAGTTTGTTATTAGCTGCACTACGTTCTTGATCCCAACCAGATAGTTTCAGGTAATCAAGGAAGATCATCTTAGCTGATTCCATAGCCCCTGCATCCATGTAAGTACTAGCTAAGTAATAGAAAGTACGTGGGTCGGGGTCTTTTGCCTCAGCTTCGAGCTGTGCTTCTAGCATCTTAATGTTACGTTCAAAGCTTTGGTTCTTACGTTCATCATCTGCATGGTGGACTACCATAAAGTCTTTGGTTGCACCCTGAGTTACGCCACGTGTTTCAATAAGAGTTTCGTGGATCGAGCCCTTCCAACGGTGTGAACCGTTGTTTTTAAACATTCTGGCTACTAAGTGAACTGTAAGGGGGTTGCCCTCTTCGTCTTGGTCGTAGAGATAATCAACAAAAATAGAGTCAAAATTATTCGACTCTTCTATAACTTCTTTAATCTTTTTAGGCTTATCCACAGTATCGTCTGTATCAAGCCACAAAACCCATTCATATTCTAGCGGTATGGTATCTAAACAGGCGTTTCGAGCTTTAGCAAAGTCGTCTTCCCATACTGTTTCTATAATGTTGTCAGTATGTGCTCTAGCAACGTCTAGGACGCTCTGAGAGACACTTTCACCCTCTTTGTGGTTCACATTAAGGTATATGCCATCAACGTGCTTAGAAACGTTCTCAAGGCATCGTTTAAGGTGTTCAGCCTCATCATCTGAGCCCTTTACGATCATACAGAGTGCTACTTTACCCATGCTAGTGCTTGTCTGCTATCATTAAATACTTGAAATTTTTGCAAAACCATGCAAAGTGCTTCTTGCTTCTAAAAATAGTTGGTATATATTCCTCGATCTTGGCATGCACCTCTGGTGGTAGTTCAAACATGTATCTTAAACCGTTTGAACTTATACCAGCTTTGCCAGAATAACCAGTTACTAGCCCGTATTCGTTCGTACCAGCTGTACTATTATTCTTTGCGAAGTCTCGGTGGTACTGAATCTCGCCTGGGTGTTTCTTGTCGTAAGCGAGTAGTATTTTCTCTATATGTGCTTTGTCTTGTGCATCTGGCATGCCAACAGCATCGCCAATGTCTTGGTACTTCTTTTTACCCTCTATCGTGTCTCCCACGTGCCCTCCGTTTGCTTAAGTTGTTCTCTGTTTGAAGTTTTTGTATGTTAAGACTAGTATCTACAAACATTAGAATTTTGTCAAACAAAAAAGAGAGCCGAAGCTCTCCTCTTTGTATTTAAGCTGTTAAGGCCTAAATATAGCCAACACGGTAAGCTGAACTCTTTTGGTTAAGAGCTTCAAGCGTAAGTTCGGTTTCGATGATACCAGACTTAGCTGAACCAGAAAGACCGAGTGGTATGTGCTGAGGACGACCATCAGTAAGGTAAGCTACACGCCACTTACTTGAGTCAACCATCAAGATACCCTTGTTACCAGCAGTAGTAGGAACTTCTCTTTCGAGGTGAACGCTAACTACGCCAAAGTCACTTTCGTAAACACCAACAGTGTTGAAAAGCTTTTTACCGCTTGCATCTACGTTTTTAGTTGAACCAGCTGTATAGCCAGAGATAACTCGTTTAAGTGATGCGCCAGTAAAGGCTTTGTCTACTGAGATGTCAGTACCGTTATCGTAGATACCCTGTAGAATATCGTTGAATTCAGTTTCTGAAAGTGAAGTACCAGAGTTTCGTGCAGTCTTGTTGGTAGTAATCAAAGCGATTGCACCATTAAGACGACGAGCGACACCAGAGTCACCAGAGGCACGTGTACCAGCAACTAAAGCTTTTTCGATGTCACGAGCAAGCTCAGTCATCTTTTTCTTCATCTGGTAAGTGTATGGATCACTCATTCCGTAGTGTGCAACACGCTGTTCGGTGTTAGATACACGGATCTCTTTACCGAAGAGTTGAACTACGTTCGTACTTCGAGTAGGAGCACTAATGTCGGTGTGAGTAGTTGTGTAACCTTCAGCTTGTGCGTTGTCGGCTGCTGAAGCGTAGCTATCAACTAACCACTGGTGAAGCGTGTTTGTTGCTTGCGCTTCGGCAAGTGCAGAGTAGAAAGGTGTACTTTCAAAATCTACGTTAGTAATCAAATCTGTAACGTCTTCAACCATTGTCTGGTCGTTGACTGAAATAAGTCCAATAGGCATTTTATTTTTCCTTTATATTTTTGAAAAGCTAACTTACGTTCGAGTTCGCATTTTTGAAACGCCAGGGAACCTTTTTTGAATTAAGGCATCAAAGGCTTTGTCGTCTCGTAAGGTACTTCGCAGTTGGTTGGTAGACATTTCGTCTTCCCCAGCTGGCTGCGATTGCTGTCTAGCTCCCTCTACTTGGGCTGCTTGCTTTTCAGCTATTTTTACTTGTGTTTGTTCGCTTGCTCGCTTTTCAGCTTCAGCTACGAGCCCTGGGGCTGCACTAGCTTTGCTTTTAAGATAGGCATATTCAAGCTTCGCCTCGTAACCGTTTATATTCGCAACTATAGGGTCTGACTGTAAAATCTTGTTTACATTCTCGCCATTAGCGTCTGGGTGAGACATGATGAAATCACGTACTGCATCTTTTCGCTCAATAGTCGCTAGTTTCTGCGCTACGGGGTCTGGGGTCTCGTAGTCTCCATAACTATCCGTGTCCTCTGCTTGAGCCATTGGGGCTGTTGCTTCGGGGGTAGTAAAGGTTTCATTGAGAATCCGTGCGAGTTCGGCCTTTTCCATGGCATCATTGGTCGCCTTAGTTCGGAGTTCGGTGTAACCTTTTTCCAATTCTTCGGGTGATTTAAATGTACCAGCATATAGGCGTTCCTCTGCCTTGTCCGTTGCTGTTATCTCCGAGCTAGTTTCCTCTGTGCTCTGAGCTGCTTCGGGGGCAACTTGTTCTACCTGTACGTCGGCCTCACTGATTTGTGCTTCCACCTTGTCCGTTTGAGTTGAACTGTCCTCTACGGGGGCTTCTGACACAACTGTTTGGTTGTCGTCGTTCATGTAACTGCATTTAAGCACACCGCTTATGCCGTGTCAACTACTGTTGCTGTTTGTACTGCTGTAGTTGCTGTTCTAGGTATTTAATCATGTGTTCAGCACCATACACTTCCTGTATAGGATGTAAACGTGCTACTACTTCGCCCTTGGCTTTGCAAAAGTCATCCCAAGTCTTGATGTTGTCACCTTCTTTACCAGATAGGAAACACCAGAGCATTTTTTCAGCTACTGTCTTTAGCTGTAGTTCAAAGAATGTCTCAAAGTTTTCATCATTAGCAACATCTTGGAGTTTTCGGTACTCCTTGATTTGATCTTTTACACCAGCTTCTACGTTATCAGTTGTGTTCATTAACTATATATTACTGATTACCCATAAGTAATGCAAGTTCTTGGTCAGCACGGGCACCTTGTAGGTTTTCTGGTGGGGCTACATCAGGGTTCATACTCTCTTCTGCTGGGGCACCGCCTTGTTGCTGTAAAGCAGATATAGCCTGTGCTTCCATGTTGGCTTGTTCAGCCATTTGCTGTTGCTGTTGCTGTTCTTTAGCCATGCCGAGAGCAGATTGTAGTTCGTCCATGATTTCCTGTTTACCAGGTAGTTCAAATGTATCAAGCACCATACGAAGCACTGGCATGATAACGGCTGGGTTACTCTGGATGACGGGGCCAATAATTGGAGTGATGTACTGTAGTAATTGTATTGCCTCTTGTCGGGCAGCAATTTCGTCCTTTGGTAGCATTGAGCCAGTTTCGACGTTAATGAAGTATTGACCACGTATATCGTCTGGGCCAAGTTGTACCCATTCGGTTGCACCACGTTCGCCAACTATCTGGATCATGCGTTCTTGGTCTAGGAATTGCTGGTTAAGGGCAAATACTAACTGTCCGATCTTCTTAACAGCCTCTTCTAGTAGAGCGATCTTGATAGCGAAGCGTTTACCAGCCATACTCTGGGCAGTTACAACTTCAGTAGCGGATCGTCGGCCACCTTCAGGTAATAGACCAATACCAATTTCATCAATAGCCACAGACATCTTGATGTCTTGTGCGGTCTGTTGCTCTATCTGTGTAGCGGTACCTTGTAATTGTGGCAGGGTGAACACATCCATACTGTTAAGGTCAGATACCATCCATACGTTACCTGGTGCCATGACAGCTGAGTTCGGGTTACGAAGTGTACCTGGTACCATACGAACAACTGGGTTAAGGGCAAGGTTATCGTAGTCACGACGTTGATTACGGATAGAGTTAATTTCTCTTTGTAGTGGGTCAATAACAGAAAGCTCAGATTGACCGTAGTACTTATGTGGATCACGGTAGTCATCGAGGTCAACAAATGGTATTTGCTTGTGATGATAAGGGTTTGGTGAGTCACGTAGTACAACGCTACGATTAGCAACCACAATAAGGCGGTCTTTCTCCCAGTATTCAAGCACTTCGACTAGCTCTTTAGCTTCGTCTTGCTGTGGAGAGTTATTTTTGAAGCGTGTCTCGTCTTGTAGGTAGTCTTTGACGTAGTTAGAGTTCTGTACGCCCTTGATAGTTGACTCTGAAAGCTGATCTACGTTTTTGTAGTTCGGGTTATCTTTTAGATCACTTAGCGGTACGGTCTTACGGTGAATAAGGTAAGCTGCGTCCTCTAACTTGGTAGCATCGGGGTCTACATAGACATCAAACGGATCAACGATCTCTACATTAGGATCGTCGTGCTCAATATCGCTCTTTTTTCTAGTAACGAAGGTAATTTCATCGTTCTCACCGACAACAGGTTCTTCGATTGTCTTGGTGCGAGTCTTGAAGTTCCAAGTAACTTTGGCAAAGCCCTTAGAATACATCAGAGAGTCTTTAATGAAGTCATACATCTTAGTACGCATACCAATAAGACCCCATTGGTAGTTAAGTAGGTCTTGTACTACACGTGGGCCTTCTGGTGGAAAGTCGGGTGATTGAGATATTGCTCGCCACTTAGGGTCACGGGCAAAGATTTTGGGGATGATTGTCTCTACTACGGTAAATGACCATGGAATGAATAGCTTAGAACGCCACGGGTAGATAGATTTATCTAATTCGCCACGCCAGTTGTTATAACTGCGCTTCCAAATCTCTTCTTGATCATTCTCTCGGAACTGTTTAGCATTTTTGAAACGGTTAGTAACGAGTTTTTTCGCTGCTTCAATGTTTGGCTGAGCCAAATCTGGTTTCTGCTTAGTCTTTTTCGGTATTTTTGTTGTTTTTACTTGTTTTTTTGCCATATTTTTAGTAATCCTAGTCAAATAATATCACATTAGTACCCAGTAACACTATCTACAACTCCCCTGTTCAGGTAGTTAAGTTCCTCTTCATCAGTGGACATGCCCTTGTACATGGCAAAGAAGTAGCGGTTCTCATCTATAATGTGGTTGTTTTTGTCTTCTGGGAGGTTCACAGCCTCGCCCAGACGGTCTTTACGCCACGAATAGCTCATGTATTCCTTAATGGTTGCTTTACAACGTGGGTGTATGACTATCTTGTCCTCTTTAAAGCGTTGCTGGATCTGGTTGATACCTGCAATTATCCACTGTCTGTTACCTTCACCAGTGTTCTTTTTAACTGGTGTTGAATAGACACCGTACTCGCTAAGATCCATAATCAGCTGTTTACCAGATGAATCGGCATAAGTACCAATAAAGTAGTGGTGGGCGGACTTCTGTTTAATCAGCTCAGCTAGTTCTGAGGTGTGGATGTCGTTAATATAGATTTCATCATAGATATAGACCACATCGTCTTTATCTACTCCGATAAAGCTTACAGCGTTGGGATCAGTGGCACCGAAGTCGATGGCTCGGTAGAATGACCAGCTCTCATCTATTTCAAAGTTCTGAATATGTTTGTTCTCATCGAAGGAGGTGAAGATCAGCCCTGCAAACTTAGCAAACTCAGCCATGTATTCCTGGGTAAAGAACTCTTCAGTTAAACGCTCACGCTCTTTATCGAGGTTCTCCCGTTTAATTGTCGGGTTATCATAACTTGTGAAATGAAAGGTCTTCCAATCATCATCACCATCAGCTTCTCTAGCTACAGCGGTGTCCCAGAACTTCTTGAAATGGTTAGCTACACCATTAGGGGTTGTAATAAAAATAGCCCAACCATTTGTCTGGGTGAGCATAGGAGACACAATCTTGTCCCAGACATATTCCTTCTGGAAAGCATACTCATCTAAGATGACACCCTTAAGACCTGCCCCACGTAGCTTATCTTCTCGGTCACTACCCTTAAACTCGATAATACTGGTCTTGCCAGGTATTGCTGACATCAGCTCTAGGATAAGTTCGTTGTCATTCTTCTTAATAATCAAGCCTTTAGGCACATACTCAGCTACAAGATCTCGCCAATAAATAGATTTAGCTTGGGTATACTCAGGGGCTATTATCCAATACCTCCCTGGGTTGTATAGAGCCTCTCTAAGCACGATATTAAGGGCAATAGCACTTTTACCGAACCGCCTACCTGCCCGTATAACCAAGAAGCGATGCTCAAGACTAGCTGCTGCTATCTCTTCTTGGGAAGCATGGGGTTTGAAATCAAGCGTTATGCTCTTTTTATTCTGTATCTGTGCTAGAGACATCTATGACTTCTTTTTGATTTGTTTGTCTTCCATTACCAAAGAATGCATTTTTAACCTGTAACTGCATAGTCGGACGTTCCGACTTATTCCAGCCATGTAATTCAAGAATGTCTTTAGCAGCTAAACGTTTAGCACCAATCTCAGCATCTTGTTCAGCAACCTTGCCTAACTGCTCTACAGCCCACTCAGGGCTTAAACCATGCTTTGTAAGGGCTTCATCAATAGCATCTTGTATATGTGGCTTACGATGCTTAATAGAGCCATGGACATTAGCAATCTCTTTTGTCGTGGCTTTGAACCCTGCCTCTACATACGCTTGGGCGTTGGTCATACCGAGTACCTTATTCCTTACAAACTTACGGTCTCTTATTGATAACTTCTTTTTTGGTTGTTCTATTTTTCCACTCATAATGTGAATTATATCACAACTAGGTCTTTAACCACGGGTGTATCTCGGCATGACAGTCGTTACATTTTTATCTTTTGACATTAGAGCCTTCTCTCCTACTACTTGAGGAGCTATGGTTTCTATAACTTATACAGTCTATCCTTAGTACAGAGAACGTAAACTACTTCTAGTTACGTTGGGTTGGCTTCCCTCTCCACTCGTATACCTTGATCAGTCCAGTGTCTAGTAAGATTGCTCTAGTTGCATTTAGCCAGGTAGAGCTAGCCTGTAGACACTGCAAATTCAGTTTTGTCATGGCTGAGAACATGGGTTTGTAAAAGTGTTTGTAATCGACTTGACATTATATGTTCTGTTTGCTATATTGTTTATAGCACATATAACGTCTGACCCACGATACGGGTCATTTTTTATGTCTGGCTATTTATTTGTTGCACATATAAATAGTTACTCTTATAGTACCAAAAATTACGTAAAAGTCAATGTGCAAAAAAAAAAACCAAAGTCGTTAGTTTTTTTAGCGAGTGGTAGCCTACCCTTATATATACACATACACTCGGGGGGTACCTACCCCCCATCAATTCCATACACTACACCACTTCACCCCTGTTCTACCTCTGTTCTTTTTTCTTTCATTCACTACACCATATATAGGGTAGGGGGTAGTAGTACATGTTAGCAGGACGGTTCTACCTCTGTTAGATAATGTCGCACATTCTATATTGTGCGACATAGATACACACGAACAAAATACGAACGAACATAATACGAACAGAATGTGTATGCATGGTTGTGCTGGTAACACGTACACACAAGTACACACACGTATAGAACACGTATATACATTACATGGGTATAACATCATATATACACTTATACACTGCTTATACAGTCTTACATACGCTTATAGCACTATATATACCTATACCTACACTACACTCATACACGCTACTACAATACAACTACACTACTAGTACTTATATCTTTACTAGTCTACTTATACCTATACATATACTTATAAGCTCGTTGATTGGCGGGCGGTTATATCGCCTGGTTATACTGTTACATCATTATAACTACACTATTTTGAAAAGATTATTCTACATTTTTTACTACTGTTATAGCCTACTTATCCACAACTAGGGTATTGACATAATAACCATTGCCATGATAGTCTGTATTCAGGCAAGAGGAACAGAACAACTCAAGCCAAGCACAATAACAACCTAGCAACCGAGCAACAGAACGATCAAACAATACGATCATCAACCGCCAACCGCTAGCGAGTACAGTGCATAACACCTTGACAATTCAATCATCAGATCTAAACAGATCACAAAG